ATGTTGCCCGGCGTCGGCGATTCGGAAATCAAACTATTGGCGAGCGCCGCCGCCCGCATCTTTTCGGACATCGACCCGATCGACATGCCGGAATCTGTAACCGACCACGCTGCGTCGAGGAAAGTGTAATGGAACTTGAGATCCCGAAACCCGATTGGCTCTATCTACTTCAGCCGGAACAACGCGCCTGGCGAGAAAAGCAATTTCTCAAAGGTCGCAACCCGGATAACGACATCGAAATGAAACTTCGCGAGGCCGGCGAATGGCCGGCTGCGGAAGCCGCCTGGCGCAGACACGAAACAAGCAACGGCTTTAAATGCCCCGCATGCGACGGCGAGGATTTCGCGGTCGATGTCGCGAAAGCGGATTCGGGCGAGCTCATGGCCGCAAAGGTCGTGTGCAACGATTGCGGCGACACAAGCGAAAACATTCCGCTTGCGCAAATCGTCAGCCGCTAGTCAAACCTCGGAAAATCGACCGTTGGTTAGATAACCGTGCCAGCCGCAACCGCCGTAATCTTTTCGCTGCAGAATTGAAGGTCGAACCGTAAGGTCGGCGAAATTCGTGCCGGCTCGTGACCAATGCGGCCCCTTATGATCAGGGTACGGTCGACCATCCAGCGGGTTTTCAAAGAACACCGAGGCGCGGCAACCGCATTTGCCGCACGGACAATCGAATGTCACACCGACGCCGTGCCGCGCCTCAACCTCAGCGCCGCTTTTATCGAATATGCCAGGCCCGCCGGCGCCAATCCATGACGGGCGCAGGTCGACCAGGCGAACGGGCTCGTGCGCGCTCACTGGCAAAGTTCCTGATAAACGGCGTTGTTACCGCGGAGACGTTCGGTGTTTTCGTCACCGAGCGCCGCGCGGACGCGCACTTTAAATGCTTCAAATTCGGGCGTGCCCGGCACAGCGGCCGGATCCGCCAGGCGAGCCTCGATGGGCTCGTACTGACAATAGGTGGATGGCGCAATAACAAGTTCAGGATCCGGGCACAGTCCAACCGACTGCGCAAATCCTTGAACGCTGCTACATCCAGCCAGCATCATCGTCGCCATCAACAGTGCGACGGGCTTCATTTGCTCGCTTAATTTCATCCTCAGACGCCTTTTCAATGTCACGGGAATGAGCGACCAGGAGCTGAATGCGCCCCTGGTCTTTTCTCGTGAGATGCCATTTGACGATTTTAATGATCAGCGAGGCGACAACGCCCCACGGCATTAAGCGCTCGCCGGTTGGCCGCGCAGTTGCGCTTGCGTTTCGCGAACGCCGCGGGCGTATGCGGCGCCGGCGATTGCAGATTTTTCGAGGGCCTCATCGTCCCAATCAGTTTCGCTTGACGCGGCCTTTTCTGCAGCAAGTTTGCCAGCGGCATAGGCGTTGTCTTCGATCGTGTCGTCGATGATACCCTCGCCGACCGCATAAAAGCTCTTAGCGAGCGCGCCTACTACTTTGGACATTTTCGTCCCTCCATACATGAAAAAGCCGCCGCCCGGATCCTGGACGGCGACGGCAAAAATTCAGTCCGCGGGCGGTAAAGAAAAACAAAAACCCGCCCGATGGATCCGTGAAACTTATTTCTTCTGGAAATCAGTAAAGATGGACGACTTACGGCCGACCGTATCGACGTACTTTTCAAATCGGCCGAGAACCGCCCAAAGCAACGAGAGTAAGATCAACGCAGCGATCCAGTTCGCGATCGTCTGCGGTGTCACCGAATATTGATCCGCAGCGATTTGCGTCAGCGTGTTCAACGAAACGAAAGCAAAAAACGCCGTCGCGAGGAGACCAAGATATCGCTCCCAGACATGGCGAAACGGCCTCTGACACGCCGCAATTTGCAGAATTAAACCGACGCTTGCGCAAAGCGCAGCGAGAACAAGAATGAAGTTGATAGCGTCAAGCATTGCCGCCTCCGATACGGTTGAGAAAGGACTTCAAAACCCCTCCGACGAATTGCTCGGCCGTCACCGCAATAAAGACAGCACCAAATGCTTGCGCGCCCGCGAGAGAGCGACCGCTAAGCCATTCAACGACCGATGCGAAAAATTCCGACATGAAAATTCCGCATGTCGCCCCAAGGAAAGTCGAAACACCGGCGAACAGCGCAATGATCGCTACAGGGCGTTGATTGTCACGATCGAACGCATCGCGCGCCGTAATCATGCCGCCGGCGACTGCCCCGAGAACGGCGGCGTAAATCACCCAAGGCGAGACATGCGCGCCATCAATTGCCACTTGCGCAACGCCCGCGGCCGCACCGGCCGAGATCGCTTGCACGCCGAGAACAGCCTCGGCGGTCAACAGTCGAGAAATCATTGGAAACTCCGGTTACTGATAAATCATGCCGCGACGATGTCGTGCATCAGCTCTTTCAGACTCGGCGCATTCACGACGCCATCGTCGACAAGTTCGTAATCGGCATAGAGGAGGAGTTCCGCCTCCTCGATGCGCCGACGCGTCAGTCCGGGGACGCGGGTTTTCAGACCGTTGACGGTTGCTTTGTCCCACCACAAAAATGCATCCGCGAGCGGGCGTGTGACAATCGAACGGTCCGCCAAGCATCGATCCCCTGCGGTCTCCAGCGCTTCGGAAACCAACAACGCGCGCTGTGACGTGTTCGGGTTAATGTCGGCGCGAAATGCATTTTGACCAACGTTAAATAGAAAGCTGGCGCAGGCGTCATGCTCGTACTGCATGAGGCGATCATCGAACAAAGAGCTCAAAAACTCATCGAGCGGCGCAAGATCTCGCTTAAGCAGTTGCTCGGCGAGGGCCTTTGATACAACGGCGCCAGGGAACGCAAACTCCGCGCTTGTATGCCCGTAACCGATCGTCCAAACGCCGGCGATGTCCTGGTACGCGTCAGGCTCGAAACCCTCAAAGCGCTTGATGAAGTCGCGACCCTTCGGTGATGTTTTCATGACTGCCTCTGTCAGCTCGTCGCCCAAGGTCGATCGCTCGGCGCATAGTCGCCAGACCCGGTGACGTCGCCCGTTTCGATCCTGATTTCCTGAATGACAAGATCGTCATTCGGCGAACCCGACGACGTGAAACCGCCGAACGTTAGTGGCGCGCCCTCATTGTTCATGTTGGAAATCGTCTCGCTGTCCGACAGCACTTCAGAGCCGTTCAGTTTTGTGGCGATTTCCCCTGACCGGAACACGAATGCGAGTTCATACCAGCGCCCGACGACAAGCGTGTAGTTTGAACCGGCCTTGCTGGACCCGGCCGAACTTGTTCCGTCCGTCGACCATGTCTGAAACGGCGCCCGCGCGCCCCCGCCCTGATCGTCCCTGATCTGAAACGCATATTCGCGTTCATTTGTGCTGGCGTGAAACCATTTCAGAATGATGTTCGACGTTCCGCCATTAACGACGGCGTCATATTTGAACCGCACAAAGATCGTCATCGCGCCGGTGACGCCCGGCGACAAATCGTTCGCATCGGGAACGTTGATATTCCCGCCGCCCTGCGGCAGTTCCAGACCGCGCAGGCCTGCGTTCGCCCACAGCCCCGGAATTGCCTTTGCGGCTTTCAGAACAACCGCAGCGTCGGAATAGCTGATCGTCCGCCCGACATTCGAATGATCGATAGCGTCCTGACCGTCTTCGGTCCCGTCGCCGTTGAACAGGAAAATGACGTTCGAATTGAAGTCGCTCGCCGCCGGGAAAACGCCCGTCTTCATCCAGACGCCAAACGCCGTATAGTCCGACGTTCCATAACGAAGCGCGCCTGTCCCTTTCGTGATCCGCGCCCGGAACAAATAACCGCTTTCGACGCGCATTCGAAATTCGTCAAACGCCTTGCGAACGTTGGTTTCCGCGCCCGTGTCATACCGCACGCCGTCAAGCCATGCGTACCAGTTGCCGGACCCGTCATGACCGAACGCCGCTTCATGCAGCGTGTTTTGCGAAAAGTCGGCGTCGCCAGAACCGCCGTCATTCATTTGATGCGTCGATCCGGTTCCGTTGGTCGAAAGGTCGACGACCATTTTGCCAGACCCGTCGTCACGGCATTGCCATGACCGATCCGACTTTGACGTGTTGTACATTCCCATTTCGACGTTCGCCGACGCCGGCGTCGTCGTCGTATAGAATGTGTATTCCGCAAGAAACGCTTCGCCGTCTTCAGGCCACAGACCGCCGTTGAAGCCATAGACGAAAATGTCTTCGCCGGTCGAAAACTGAATGCCCTTATTGAAGCCGACGCCAAGCCCTGACGTGTCTTCAACCGTGACGCCAGCGCCATAGGTTATTTCGCGCTTATAGCCCGAAATGTCTTCAGCATCGGCGTTGCCGATCGTTCCGCTTTCCGCATCGATATAAAGTTGCACTTTATCCCAAAGCGGATCGACATTGCCGAGACCTGACAAGGCCCCGTGTCGATGCAAAAGAGCAACGCTTGCAGCCTGTTGCATTATGAAATCGTCCCGATTGAGCCCTGCGCAATCCATTCGTCAGCGGCAACCATCATCAGCGAGACGCCTTCATACTGACCGGACAAGTCGCCAGAACCGCCGCTAACGCCGTTCATGGTCACGCCTGTCGCCGCATCGATCGTCACCGTCTGAGACGTCTTAGCCGTGATGTTGATCACGGTCCCGATCGGGAACGCGACTGACGAGTTCAACGGAATGTTGATGGTCTGGCCGGCCGGTGATCCCGTGTAGTTCGCCAGAACAGCGTTGTTCGCGTCTTGAAGGGAAAGCGTGTCCGACGCCGTTGTCGCTTCGCGGATCGTAAACGCTGATCGGTCGGCCTCAACTTCAAACGAGACCCAAACCGACGCCGACAGATTGTAAGAGACGTCATCGGACTGTTCGCGAACGCGAAACTTGTCGCCAGTTGCAACGGTTATCCATGCCGTCTGCGCCTTGATCCCCGGCGTCGCATCATCCTGCGCGCTGTGCGTCAGCCCGACGCCGTCATATGTCGACGACCATGAGACGGGCGAACCGCCGACGTCCTTTTCGATCGCAAGGAACTGATTTGATGACGCTGCGAAATTGCTGTCAGGGCGCGAAAACGCGGTGATCTTGATGCGCTTACCGTTCAGGCTCGCCGGGATTGTAAATTCACCGCTGCTTTCCGTGATCCCGGTTTCATTGTAAACGGTCGTCCCGAATTCAATGACCGTGTCGCCGTCCATAGCGAATGTTGTCGTTCGACTGAACAGGGCTTTCGCGCTAACACCGTCGCCGGCTGTCGGCGGCAACAGACCCGTGAGGTCGATAATCCAGAACTGTGCGTCGTTAAGAATTGTTCCCGACGTGTCCTTAGATCGAACCATTAGTTCAAAATAATCGCCTTCTTGAACCGCAGCGATAATCACCGCCCCATAGCCGTGACTGATGGCGGTCGTCGCGTCGCCGTCCTGACCGATGGTATAAATTTCTTCGGTCTGCGGAGACGCATTGTCGAAATGATGAAGCCTTACAAGATCAAGATCACTGCCGCGTAACGAAACCCCGACCATCACATAATCAACGCCGGCGGGAATTTCATAACGGCTATTCGCGGCGCTCCAGAAGTCAATTGGACCGGCCGACGCCATGGCTTCGTCAAAAAGGCTATTGACGTTTGTACTCGTCGACCAATCCATTGTGCCGCTGTTTGATGTCAGCGACCGGGCGTTCAAACTCGGCGTCGAACGCCCCGACGCCGGCAGGCCTTTTTCAAGACTGTCGCCGTCGATCAGAATGTCGCCGTAAGTCGCCGGCGACGCACCGGGGTTTGTGCGCCGAGCGCCGACAAGAAAGTCCGTCGCTTTCTGATAGACGTCCGCCAGCGGCGTCACTTCCTGAATTTTCGCCATGATCGTTCCTTTAACTGTTCAGTTCGATTGCTTCACCGCTCTGTAGACGGACAGTGTCGCCAGACTGGACCTGCAGCACGTTGCCAACGATGACCGTGATTTCGTGCGCTTGCAGACTTTCCAAAACGGTCGGCGGCGATCCCGACCCGGCAAGCGTTCGCTTCGCTGAAACGCGAACGATAATGCTGTCTTCGCCGCTATAGTCGCCGCTGTCGACAAGGTAAGGCGACGTAACATCATCATTCGTCGCTAAGACGGTGCGGTCGTCTTCGCGCAGAATTTGCACCGTCACCGTCTGATCGGTTTCTTCGGTAACGTCGCCGTTCGTCCATGCCTGCAGAACGCTGTCTTCAGTGAGACGGTTGCGCGTCGCCCATGTCACCGTCACCGTTGACGGCGACGACGCCGGCGTCGCTTCGACCGTACCGAACCCGACGCCGTTAACCTGCACATTCGCCGGGCGTAACGGCAACCAAGGCCGCGCATTTAGAGTGTCCGACAGTTCCGTCGCTGACGCTTCCGCAAGTTTGCCAAGCGACGTGATCGTCCTCGCTTTATATTTCACCGTCGCCACGGCCGATCCGACAGTCGGATCCGCAAAAATGTCAGTGTCATTGACAATGAAAAACGGTGTCCCGATCGGCCAAGCCTTCGGCGTTGTGTCAAGCATGCCGCGCAGGATCGTGTAGTCGTCGCCAGACCCGCCCGGATTGGCGACGCTGACAACCGCAATTTCCTGAACGTCGTCATCGGTCCCGATGATCAAGAACGATCCGTTTTTGAGGCCGGACCCTGACGTCAATGACGGCGCGACGGCAATCGTCGACGTTGCTTCCTGCGCCAAGGCAACCGCAAGCGTTCCATAGGACACAATCGAATTGTCTTGAACGCTTTGAAATTCAGGATTGCCGAGACTGTTCGTCTGTTCGCGTAACAGTTCATATGAGAACGTGTCAGCGCCATCATCAGCCGCTAGCAGGCCTGAGAACACTTCCGGATATGCAGTTGCCGATGCGATCGAACCGTCAATCAGGTTAGCGACGAAGTAGTACGGCAGTGTAATGATGTTCCAGAAATCAACGTTTTCCGGTTCCTCATCAGTGACGACGTGCTTCGTTGAGCCCGGCGTTTCAAAAACGGCTTTATCCTGACCAAACACATCCTCGACAAGAGTGACGCGGATCGGCGCGTCATCGGGCGATCCACGGTCCAAATCGGTCACGCGCAAGAGCAATTGCGATACGCCGTACTCTGACCACGAAAAGTTGATGACTTCGCCGTCCGTGATATCCCAATGCTTTCGATCTAGCTCGAGTTCGACGACAGCGAGCGGCGACGCTGCCGCCAATAGTTCTCGATAGCCGAGCTTGATCGCCAGTTGACGCGAGCGCACCGCGTAATAATTGCGGCTGTCCGAAACCACCGAACCTTGTTCCGCAATCAGCGCTTCGTCATAGATCGGCGGGGTCGTGCCGTCGCTTTCCGTTTCCGGATCCGTCCAGGTCACCGAAATTTCGTTCACGAGCTCGCCCGTCACTGGGCGCTCAAACGCGATTAGCCGTGCACTGTTTTCATCAACCGTTCTGAGGCTACCGATCGTGTAGTCATCGCGGATCAACTTAAGCGTCAAAAGCCCTGTCGTCGGATCGACAAAAAGCAAGCCCTCAATGTGATCAAGGATCTCGTTGATGAATTGCTCAATAGAGGTTTCAAGGATCCATTTGACGGTCAGCCCGAGTCGTTCTTGAAACAACGTCAGCGATACGGCTTGAAAGTTTGCAACATCGATGTTCGTTGATGGAAGGCCAGCGCCCCATACTTTGTTTGTCAGCGCCTCATAAATCATATGCGCCGGATTGGCGTCGAATATTTGTTCGTCACCATCGACAATGATCGAAAGCCCGCCCGTATTGTCACCAAGCGGCGTGTCGATGATGACTAGCTGATACTTCGAATAGCCAGTCAGAACTTGATCAACCCATGCGGCGGCGGCAGCCGCAGCGCCGGCAAAGACACCGTTCCCATTCACGACGAAAGCGTCGGCCTCGCTGTCGTCTGGAATGACTGTCAGGTTTGTTACGGCGCCCGAAGATCCTTCATTCGCAGGCGTCAGCGGCCCCCATGGCCCCCATGCGGTATAGGTTCCGTCAAGATCCAGTTTTAGATTTATGCTCTCTGATGGATCCGCATGAACAATCAGGCCATAGCCGTTATTGATGGCGTCGGAGATTGAAACCGAAGCGCCGCGACGGCCGGACCCGTCAAGACTGCCGTCCGCGATTAAGTCGCGCGTTTCAGTCGGGTAAGACGACGTTCCAAACCGCGGCACTTTCGCATAGTCCGCCTGCAGACTTGTCGGATAGTATTCGACGCCGACTGCAATTTCCGGCAGAAATGGTTGATTGGCGCGCCAGTAGAAACCGCTGACGCCAACGTTATTTTCAGCCTCAGTAAAAAACAGCGTACAAACGCCGCGAAACGCTGACATTGTCGCCGGCGTGCGACCGAACTTGCCGGCCTCGAAGTCCGTCAGAATTTGACTCGCGCCGCCGAGGCGCACAAAGATGACGCCCTGTACGCCGCCTTCTTTTTTGATCCCGCCGAACAAATCGACATTATCAATGATCAGGGCCTGGTTACTCTCAGCGCGCCCCGACCAAATTGTTTTTTCGTCCCCCTCAACCAGATAAATCGCGTCGACTTCGTTCTGACAAATCCCATACTGGATTGACATCCGATACTCAGCGACTTCCTGACGCGCGGATGATTTACCCATGGTGCGCGGCTCTCTCTAGTTTTCGATCGACAACCTGCCGCGCAAGATCGTCGCCGGCCTCGACGAACTCGACTGCGTTGATCCCGGCATTCATAAAAGCGTGAAAATCAAGCCCGTGCGCGTGAAACCAACGCCGCGCGCCAGATGCACAATGACCCGCCACAACGACGTCGGTCATTGTGATCGTCAGGCCTTCAATCTGTTTCCGATAGACGGGCGAAACCCGCATCAGGCGTTCACCTCGCCAACCGTCGTGTTCTTGTCCATGTATGCGAGCACGTTCGGCGCTTGACTTTTGGCGCGGCCCATTATGACCGGAATGTGCCGGCCCTCGCCGGATGTTGGCGATGTCAGTTCTGCGAATTCATCCGGTTGCTGACGTTTTGCCTTCGGTCGCAAAACGAATGACACGACAGCCGTCGCGACGGCCGCGACGGCCGCGAGGATTGCAAAAATGGCCATGGTACACCCTCAATAGAAGTTGTTTTTCGCGTGCGGATTGTCTTGCGGCAGATATTCGAACCCGCCGAAATTGTTGATGTTGTTGTGAATGACCTGGCAGTCCTGGTCCTCGCCGCGACGATTGCAACCGGGAATGACCGTCAACGGCCCCGGCGAAACACCTGCAGTTAAGCCGCGGATCAGACCGGCGATCAGAATCGACGTCGTCGTCGCGGACAAAATGCGACGAGTTTCGACAAGGCCTGTTGTCTCGTTCGTCCATTTGACGCGGCCGCCGTTGTATTTTGTAACCGCGACAGATCCGTTCCAGCCTGACGGAACAGTCAGCGTCTGGCCGGTGAACGACGTCAATGAAATCCCTGTCAGCGTAACGGCCGCTTCCGACGCTTTGCAGGTGTCCGGGTCATAAAGAACGTAAGGACAATACAAAGAGTAGCGCCGGCGCAGGCCTGCGCGCGCAAGCGCTGTCGCAACACCTTGCGCGGACAATTCGCAGACACCGCCGACGCGCTTTGCGCCGACGATACGGCCCGTCCAGGCGACCGGATAATCCGTTTCGCCTATATGCCCCTGTCTGATCTGCAGCGTGACCGGTTGCGGCGGCGGGAATACAAGAAATAGATCGGCGAGGTCAGTCGCTTCCGGCACTTGCAAGGTGATGGTCGCGTGATCAAGTGTGCCGTTAGAGCGGATGTTATCGCGTGAGATCGCTAGCGGAGTATAGGTCAACGCTTCCGCCGTATCCGTGATGTTCTCATCGGCATTATTGAATAGATATTGCGACGGCGGCGGTGACGATCCCGCAACGCCGCCGTACACAAACTTGTAGAGCTCTACCGGCGCGCCGCCTTCGTTGCTTTCTTCCGCCGTTTCGAAGGTCATCAAACATCCTCCAAAGACTGCAGTGGCAACGTAACCGTCGCCCGATCGTTAAACCAATCAAACTGCAGGCGGTCCGACGCAAAGCGCCGGCGTAATAGCCAAGAAATCCGGCGGACTGTCGACGGTGACACCGATGACGACAACGCTGTGCCGAGCGTTAGGTCTGTGTTCGATCCATTTTCGGCGAAGGAACTGACAGCAATTGCTTGCCAGGTGCCGTCCGCATATTGAACCGCGATGTTTTTGAAAACGTTCTGCGCGGGCGACCCGCCATATTTGGCGGCAACGTCCGCAGTCGCGACGGTCAGTGTTGTTCCCGACGACGATCCCACCGGCAATAGATCATAGCTGAATGTCGGCGCATAAAACGATGTGCGCCGGCCGCGGTTGCGAACAAAGAGGTCGACCAATTCCGCCGACGCAGACTGGCTGCAGCCCTCATAGACAAAGCTATCGCTCAGCGTGTTGAAGTCGACCGGCTCGCGAAAGGCGACGGCGCCAGCCCCAAAATCGATTGTCTCCAGCTCGCCGAGATGTCGGACGCTGACCGGCTGCACGTCACGCGGCGGCGTGATGAACAATTCTCGCGAGTTGAATGTCGACGAAGCCGCAGCCGGCTCGTCATATCGCTCAAACATCGGAACAACATCAAACGTTAGACTTGTGAGCTCGGCAAAGTCGTTACGCGAGCGACGCGCCTGAGCGCTTTGGTTAAACCGACAAGACAGCGCCGGCGCGATTTTTGTACCGATCGGCCATTCAGTCGAATTGACCTCGTTGAACGTAATAACGCCGCCGGACCCGATGCTACTGACCGTTCGCGTTTCGACCCTCGACTTGTCAATCAGGATCACCGTTTCCGATCCGGCGAGCCAGACGGGAACCGACGCAACGGTGATCTGCGTTGACGCCGCCGGCATTGTCGAGATCGATGCAATGCGCCGCGAAAGATCCGGAACCGCGAAGGGCGCACGTTGATTGATATGCAACTCACGCAACAGCGACCGATAGCAAGCGCCGCCGGCGCGCACCGGCAACGTCAACGTCTTTCGGGGACGCTCGCGACGCGCGCGACGTTGTTCAAATCCGTTTTCGGACCGAACGATCTGCGTCAGGTAATCGAGGGCGACTGTGAAAGGCGCATACGGATAAATCGGATGGTCGAAAAGAATCGCATTCGTTTCAAGAGACACGGCCGCCCGCCCCCAAATCGGCGTTCACCGTCGATCGATTGCGCTGGATTACGTTCAGAACCGCTTTTTGGCCTGACCGCGTGGAAAGCGCCGCGTTAACGACCTGCACCGGATCAATAAAATTATTCACTGTGACGGGAACCGATGTTTCAGGAACGTTGACAATTGGGGGGCGCATTGGAGCGGCCGCATTCAACCGCGGCGGTGCGATTTGCGGTGCGCCCAAGCCGGCGAGCCCGCCGCCCTGAAAGCCGCGACCCGCATTGATTGCCTTTAACAGCGCCAGGTTCCGACTTGTTGCTTCCGCATTGACGATAAATTCGCCATTGGAAACAGCAATCGGGCGTCGACCATCAACCAAGGCCGGAATAGCATCGTCCGTTGGCCCGCCTGGACCGACAATGCGTCCACCCTGACGGAAGCCCTGGCTCGCGATTGTCGCCACCTCGGCGGCGCCAGCCGCAGCGACTAATGCAGCGTTGACGAAATTGATCGGCGGCGGCGCGCTTTCAAGCGCCTTCGTCACCGCATTCGACGTCGACACGATGGCAGACGACACCGCAAAGGCCTTTTGCACCGCAAACAAGGCCTGATACGTTGACGACGTCTCGCCGGCGAAGTCTTTGACGATACCGGCAAGCGCACCGAATGTTCCCGACGCGTCCGACAATTGTGTCGCTAACATTGCCTTTCGGAACGCTGTGATTTCGGATTCGCTCTCCTCAATGATGTTCCGACGCCGCGCCTCGAATTCCGCCAGTGTGATCAACTGTGCGTCAAATGCGTCTTTGATCACCGCCATTTTTTCGGCTTCGAAAGTCGCGATCTCCCGGATCTGTTCCTCAAAATCCGTCAATCCAGATCCAGGAAGGTTAGCGCGCTCAAAAGCTTCAAACGCTGCGCGCTCCTCGACGAGGGCCTGCAGAGCGGTATTGCGGCGTTCTTCGTTTTGGATTTCTTCGTTGATCTGTCGTTCGCGTGCATCAAACTCGCGGACCGTTGCCGCAATAATTCGGCCTGTTGCACGATCACGTTGATCGACCAACGCATCAACAAAGTCTCGTTCCTCTTGCGCTTGATTTTCGCGAATGATGCGGAGTTGTTCATCGGCGGTTTCATTGATTTGCTTGATCGCTCGTGCGCGCTCTTGCTCGCCCGCCACACTTTCTTGTAGCGCTTCAATGCGCTCACGCCTGGTCCGCTCAATACCTTCCGCCTCTGTTTCGAACGCGTCGCGCCAAGCGCTTTCGATGTCCGCGATCAGCTTTTCGGTTTCCTCAAGCCGTCGCGGATCTACAAAACCGCCGCCGACAGGCGCCCCGCCAGACGCATCAGCTTGAGCGACCGCAGCGCGCGCGTCGCGGCGGCGCCCCTCATCAATCGCCTTGTTGACTTTGAGCAACTCTAATGAAAGTTCGCGCAGGGTATTGCGGCGTTTTTCAATGCCGCTTTCGTCGATCGAATCTAAGAAATTTGAACCGAGGCCTGTGCTGTCTTCGATCCGCTGACGCGCTTCACCGATACGCGCGAGCTGTTCATCGATTTTCATCAATAGTCGCTCGCGACGCACGAGCAAATCATCGACCTGCGACTCATCGCGGATGGTCGCGCCGGGCAGCCGATCAAAGAAACGATCTAGCGCGTTCGCCGCGTTGCCGACATTCGCGGCGAAACCGACCGCGCCCGTCGCAATATCGTTCATCAGTGTTTTGAACTGTATGAAGCCTTCGATATTTTCAAGGACAGTAACATTGAGACGGTTTTTCAGAACAACATCTAGATCCGTTAGGCGGTCCTCGGCTTCCTCCGCTTCCTTCGCGAGCTCAGTGCCGATCCCGCCACCGAGTTTTTGAAAGTCGGAAAGCAAGCCATCGACTTCCAGTGATAGCTTTGCGAAGGCCTTACCAGCGGTTCGTCCAAACGCTGCGGATGCGATCGCGTTCCTTTCGAATGCATCCTCGCTGTTTTTCAGCCGCTCAAACAAAATGTCGAGCGCTTGTTCGGTGCTCGACGCATTTTGCAACTCGTTCAGCACGCCGGGATCGATGCGATCCAAAAGCGTAAAAAGCGCGCCGGTATTCGCGCGCGCTTCACCGATTGATTTTGTGAACTTTAGAATGCCAGTGTCGAGACCGGAAATCGTGCCCCCGGACCGTTGTGCCGCGAAACGCAATGCGTCCAATCTCTCAACTGAAATATCAACCGCCGCCGCCATTTTCGCCAGGTCGTCGCCGGCGCTGATCGACTGGCGTGACACGCTATCCAGAAGCCGAAGGCCGGATCCGACGCTCAAAACGCCGAACAGACCGATCGCCGCTTTTTGCGCGCCAGAAAAACCGCGACTGATGCTGCGCGCGATGTTGTTGCTGTCGCGTTCCACTTTTTTGCTAAGGCGGTTGAATCGACGCTCTGTATCTCGCGCCGCCTTATTCGTTGCGTTCACCTGTTTGCGAAGCGCCGCCTCATATTTTTTGATGTCCGCGCGCAGTTCCGTGACCAGAACTTCGGTTTCCTGCACCATGGCTTTAAGACCTCATCAAATCTTCGAGGACCGCCTGATCGAATTCTTCAAACGTCGGCGGTGAAACGGGCGCTTGCCCGCCATTCTTTGCGGTGATGACGCCGTCGACAGCGTGTCCAAATTGCCAAAGCGAACAGCCGTCGACCGCATCGGGGGTCATGCCGATGGCGGCGCCGGCGCCGTACCAGTCTCCCCATCGGAGCTTTCCTCGCTCGAGGGGATCTCGTCCGTCGCCGGATCCGACTTTGGGGCGTTTTCATCCTCCACGCCGTAAAGCGCCGCGGACAATACGAGCTCCGCCGTTAAGACAAGCGGCGCCAAGGGCACCGGGTCGTCGGTCGGGCCGACGACATATCGTTGAATAAGGGCGTGCGCTTGCGCTGCGGTTTTGCCGCCGCCAATGAGTCCAAGCCGCAGCGTTTCCTTTACGTCATTGACATGCCACGCCTGCGACGACAGCCGCATCAAAATATGGGCCGGGCCCGCGTCGCATTTTTCCTGTAGCTCAATAAGCTCGCCGATCCGCAGACGGAACAAGTGCGTCCCGTCCGCGAATTGGAGCTCTACGGTTCCTCGCCGACTCATTACGAGTTTGCAGCGTTCGTTACTTCGCCGGTCGAAAGCAGCGTGATCGAAACGGTTGCCCGGTTTTCACGCTCAGCGTTGACACTAAACGCGGTAAGGTGGAACGACCCCGATAACGTTTGCCCGGTTCCGCCGTTATTGATCTCAATCTGACAGTTTTTAGGCGCTGTCTGCTTGAGCCAATTGACGTAGGACTCAATATCGTCCGCGTGAACGACCCCTTCGCCACTGACGGTGTAGGAAAGACTGTCCTTGTCCCGCGTTATCCAGGCCGGCAGTGATTGATCGTTGCAATCCGGAATAACGCTGTCGACAGTCGTCGCCGCGCCTTCCACAGACCGCGTAGAATTAATCAAGCACGGATGCGCAAATACTTCCGGCGACGCACCGTCGCCGACTTTGATGAGAACCTTCGCGCCGACGAAGGTGGTAGGTGGCGCCATGATGTAATCTCCTTTGTTATGGCGGGATTGATTTCGTCCGCACACGTCATTCCGACGCGTGTCAGGGCGCACGCCGGCTCATCGCAGGCGCGTCGCAAGAAATGCGAAACGCCACGCGATGGACGCGTGCTCTGCGATGTTGGAGATGGATCAGTGGGGCGACTGCGCGCGCCGGAACGGTGCTGCAGCTAGTCGTGAATTGGCTCTAAGACGGCTTGTGCTGTGTCAGGTTTTTTCAACCTGGATCAACAGTTCAGTAATTCCATGACGAATGCCGCGCTGCGGATCGCGCATGAATCGCGATCGTCGGTGAAAGCATCCTGTAACTGTGTGACCGGTTACCGCAAATGGCGTGTCGTCAAAGAGATCAATCAGCGCGGCATCAATTTTCTTGCACTGCGTAAAGCCTTTTTCTTTGGTCCAGATGTGCATCGGAAAAATCAACGTAGCGGTATCGGCGCAATCGGTGCCGCCGGCGTTCACTTCGCATTCTCCGATAGTCACATAGGGGTAAGTCGCATCGCGGTCGGTCGCGCCCATTACGCGCGTCAGATTTGCGAGCTCGGTCGCTGGCGACGCGCCCGCAGCGGTCTCTATGGCGGCGCCTAAACCGTCCTGGACTGCGGACTGATCAACACTCATGTTTTCGACAAACTTTCTTTGATACCTTCGCGCATAGCGCGGCCCATGCGGCGCTTGAACTTCGGGGTCAACGCGCGGAAGTTTACGAAGAAAAATGGATTGGCCGGGCGGTTGACCGTTCCGAACTCCTCAAAGCGCGAATAAAAAACGCCGGTTTCGACCTCAACCGCCAGGCCCTCGGTCCCCTCGACCTCGTCTTTGACGATACTGTCGCGAAGTCGCCCGGACCGCACGCCCACGTCACGCTTTGCGTCGCGAACAAACTCGTCAGCGTTGTCGTCGATTGCCTTTGCCAGCCTTTTCTTGACCGTCTGCGGGATCGTCTGAATTTGTTTCCGCAGCCGATCCTGTCTCTTGACCCTGACTTTCAGCGACACCATTGCCTTGCCTTTCGTCGTCCGTTTGCTGAGATCCGAGCACCTTCAATGAGACGCCCTTTTCTTTTGCCATTGTGACCGCGATCTTGCGGACGCCGGAATATGTTCGCCCGGCCCTATAAAGAACCGATGTTTGTCGGTTTTCCGGCGGTATGAAATTGAAGTCGTCTAAAAATCGCACTCGCATGGCGTGGCCTCCACAAAGGACTCAATCGGTTGCAACAATCGAAAGGTCTCGCTTTTCAAAACAAGTCAGCGCTGACTCTGGCGAGCAATTCCAGACAGTCACGCCGGCGGCGGCAATTTGGGGCGCGGCCTTCGTCATGTCCTCGACCCATTTGCGACACGTGTCGCGAAAGGGATTCCAAAGCGGTGCGACGTGATCGCCATGCCAGTGCGTTCCCCTGTCAATCGTGTAGTCGAAACCGACGAGCGCGATTTCGGTCGCACCCATGCTGACAGCCAGGTTGAGCGCTTGAAAGCCGCTATTGCCGCCGCCGCCGATTTCGCCCTTCTCTCCAAAAACAAACCGCTGCGGATCTTGCATCCAGACCCGATCGATATCAGGCCATTGTTTACATGCGCGTTCGTCTTGTGACGCCTTGATGCAGCATGCTGCTTTCAAAAATTGCGCGCCATCATTCACGCGCCACCATTCAACATCACAGGCGTAAAGCATGTCGATGCGTTCAACAGGCAACAGTCGCCATGCCTCGTTGATGGCGATCACAGACCATGATTGCGCGGACCACGGATTCCATTGTTCGACCTGGGCACGCACGCTTGGCCCGCCACCGACAATTACAACACGGCCCCAATCTGGAAGCGATGAAACCGCACCTACAGGCGCTGCGCTGCAGGCGGTCATTTCCAGTGTTCCGAGATCCATGCCACATGCGGAAGCTCATGCGGTTTTTTCAATCCGTGGAAGTAAACGATCCGGGCGTCGCGTAGGCCTGCCGCTTCCGCTTCACCCTTGTAGCTGACCACATGTCCAGGAAAGAGATCGTCAATGAAGGCGTGCGGATGCGCGCGCATCCAATCCATATCGTTTTCACCAGCCCAGTTTGACCAGACGCATCCATTACCGCCGGGCACTAGCGCAACGCCGTTGCACGCTTGCTGCGGCTTGTACGGATCTCGCGGCAACGCGATTAGCGACGCCCTCATGCAGTAATCCGCCAAATGGTCGATGTTCCCCGTGATAACCGTGTCGAGGCCCATCAAAATCATCGGCGCATTCAACTCGTATGGTTGAATGCAATCGCCATAGCCTGGTGTTTGATTTTGCATCTGCCGAACATCGATCGGCGCATGAAACGAGCGCGGGCGCTCGGAGTAACAAACAAACTTGAACGGTGCAGACAGATTGCGGGCAACGCCGTTATAGAGCTTTTCAACCCACGCCTCATCGTACATCCGCGAGAACGGGAACGATTGGTCGTTCGCATCCCATAACAACGTTGCGACGGTAATCATGGACGAAACCTTGCGCAGAACCGCATTCGTTTTTCTTTCCAGTCCGGCGGAACGCGACCGGACGTTCGCCCATTAAAGACAACATCGTCATTGACGGATCGCCCGACGACGCACCCCGCACCGATGACCGCGCGCTGACCAATCACGACGCCTGGTAAGATGATTGCACCCGCGCCAATCGCTGCACCTTTGTGAACGATAACCGCGAAATTGTTGTTGCGGTCCCGCAGCGCGTCGTCGTCGTAACCATCTTTATCCGCATACGGCCAAAGGTCATTGCAAAGCGTTACATTGGGTCCAATGAAAACGTCGTCAGCGACTAGAAACCCCGCGCCGGCGGCAACACCGGCGGAAATGATCACGTTGTCACCGTACTCCGAACCGTCCAGCATAGCGCCCGGCGACACAGAACAGTTGCGGCCCATAACCGTGCCGCGCGTGATTGATGCAAATTGCCAGACGCGTGTCCCTTCGCCGAGCACGACGCTATCGTCGACATGTGCTTTCTCGTGAACGAACGTCAAAACTTACAATTCCTGCTTGAGAGTCGAAAAGCGATAGCTCGTAAGTGCCGAGCCAGGCGAGCAATTGACAACGTCAATCCCCAAGCCCTGCAGATCTTTCGCGATCGCATCCGTCACGCGGCGGTGACGCTCCACGTTCGCGGCCAGAGCGGGTATCCGCCAAGGATGATCACGGTGCCAGTTTTTGCCAGACCTAAGATGCATATCGTAGCCGACTAGACAGATCTTCGCCGGCGGACCTGCATGGGCGATCAGGTTCAACACTTGCGTCCCGCCGTTGCCCGCCCAGATTATTCGCGACTTGTCGTGCTGAAATTGATCTTCAAACCGCTCACGCCGAACGCTTTTGATGTATCGAACCCCAGTGTTGCCTGTTCGAAATTCCTCGTCCTGGGAAACGCGAACACCGTTGAATTCCGGCAACAAGTCGACGTACCGCCACCATCGTGCGTCGCAGCCATAGGCCATCACCGCGAACGGCGCGAGAAACGCCGCATTGTTCACGGTGACGAATACCGCCTTGTGCCAATAGTCTTTCAATCGCGCGGAACGGACGCTTGGCCCGCCAGCCACGACAACGACACAACACCCTTTAAGATCCGGAAGCCACGCCGTTGCCGCGCCCACTGGCTGGGGATGATGACGCGTTGAACCATTAGCCCGCATCGTCGCCGGCGCCGGCTTCGCATGTGATCGTCAGAAAACGATCATGAAAATCATTCTTCGCGATATGTTTGATATCGAAAACGTCGGACGTTCTCGTATCCAGGATGCGCCAAGCAGTCGAAATGCTCGCGAGCGCAGCCTCATCACGCACGGTTATTACAGCGGCGTGAACGCCCTGCAATCGTTCAGCGATGAGCTCCTCTTTACCTGAGAGTGGTTTGATCCACGCGGCAACATCCGTTGCAACATCCGACCAAGACTGGCCGTCCGCCTGGTAAAGTCCGGATGCGGTCGCCCGCCGTTGGAACGTGATACGATCCTTAAATCGTCCAGCCGGAACGGTCATCGCCTACGTCCCATGCACGATATGCGGAAACAACAACGCTTTGAGGGTCGGGTTTTCGTTGAGGGTGATGTTTGCCACTTGGCTCTCTCTGTCGCGGTATAGCGAGCCCACTACCAACAATATGCCTTGCTTAATTGCTGCGGGGACATCCGCCGCGTCGCCCTCACCGACGGTGTATCGCAACCGAACGGCGTTAATGACATCGCCCTCGTCAGGCCAATTCTGACCGTCCGCGAGGCGAACACGTGCGGGTTGATCATCAAAGTCACTTTCGTAAACGCTTGATGCAACCGTTTGCGTCGCCCCCGCGGCGTCGACATAAGTGAAACTGTCAAGCGCCGTGACCTTTCCCAGCGGCAGCGAAAACCAGCTCGGAAAGCAATCAACAGCAATTTCCCAGGTCTGCGACATGATCGCCCGCTGCAACAACGCTTCAACGCGGCCGCGGGCGGCTTCGATCAGCGTAGTGATCAATGAGTCTTCGTCAGCATGCGTGACGTTTAAATGCGCCTTCGCCTCTTCAAGCGTGACGGGCTCGCTCGCGGGCTGCGTTACAATCCGAAGACTCATTGAACTTTCCTGTTTTAGCCGACGATTTCAGCGACAGACGCAAGGTCGAAATCAGACGCCGGATACTCTTTCGGGCCAAAAGCCATGACGAGGGCGGACGCGAGGCTCGCCTGATTTGCCACGGTCAGAGAGAGTCGGAAGTGCGTGAATGCAGCGACCGGGCTCGATCCGATCACCTCTTTGTCGAGATCATCCTGGTTGATCTGGATGATGGCTTGTTTGTCATCACCGGTTGCTTTGACAAGCTGCGTGATCGCTTTGCCGGTGACGTCTTTTGCACCGGTGCCACTCCCATCCTGCGCCTGTTCGATTTTCGCATCGATGGTCGCCGCCGGCGAAGCCGCGCCCAAAACGCCTGTTTGAATAATCGCCATAAACCAGGATGCATTTTTCGCATCGATCCAGGGCGTCTCAACGGTACCCGCCGCAATGGACTCCGGGTCTAAAACGCCGACGATTGATGCGACTTCGGAAGGTCGAAGGTTCGTGTTCATTTCATTGTCTCCATATTCCAAAAATAAAGCGGCCCCGCACTAAGCGGGACCAGGTGACGTCCGGCCGTGAGGCCGAGCCGCGGTTACGAGCGCGTCGCGAGAACGACGAAGTGCGATTTCGTGGCGCTGCCTTTATGCGGCTGCACCGGCGCTGAGAGATAAGGACGGCCGCCATGGCGGAACGTCCAACGGAACGCCTGGGCGCCGCGATCGAAGTAAAGATGCATCGATTGCGCAAACTCAATCGCTTGCCGCAGCGTATGGTAGTAACCGAGCATATCGACGAATTGAACGTCGCCAACTGTGCCAAGCGTGTCCGCATGTTCGGTCGGAATAACCGGCCGACCAAGCAAGAAACCACCCGGAGCATTTACAAATCCGCTGGCGGGCGGCGTCCAAATCGGCTGATCGCCAAGCGTCATTGTAAGTAGTTGAGGCAATACGTCCGAGTTGATCATCCAGCTTGCGCGACCAATCGAATTGCCGAGCATCCGCGAAAACATCTTGGCGGCGTTGTTCGCATTGAAGGTCGCGGCCGCCTGACCGCTTTCTTTCGCGACGGTGACAAGTGCATCGGAATTGAGGAAGCCCTCCAATTCGCCAACACCCGTACCGCGCATCATCGATTCAGACGCACGCCATCGGATAGCCTGTGCGGCGCGGCGCGTAAGGCGCGCAGCGAGACGCGGCGCATCCGCCAAGAGCTCGTCTGTCGCTTCGACGAACGCAAACAAATTATGTACATCAACGCCGATTGCGTCGGTGTCTTGTTTCGTCGCCATCATTTGCGCGAGCTCTTTTCGGTAGCCGGCCTTGATCCCGGTGGCGCCCCAGGGCGTCGTCTCATCTTTCACGAGCTTGACGTGATTTGACTCGGTCGGTTCTGAATCCGCCATCGTCAACAGGTCGAGCTCGTCAAATACCAATTCCCAGATCGCCGCACTGAAAGCCGGTGGAACGAGGTGGCCTTCACCCGACGTCCCGCCCCGTTCCTGATGCGGGTTTTGCGGCGTATCAGCCCGGAAACTGAGACGCTCATCCGCCAGCCCCCCGGTATCAGCCGCATGAACGGCGCGGGCAAACTCCGCGATATTTGCAAAGTCATGGGTTTCCGCAGGGTTAGGCGTCGCCGCAACAGACGAACCGTATGGCGCCGCAGCGACCAGCGCCGCAGCCGACGCCGCTGGCGCAAAGAGTTTTTGACGCTTCAGCTTTTTCTCAGCCGCTTCGAGATCCGCGGCAGCCGTCTCAACCTCTTTTTCAAGTGCGTCGATTTCGGCCTCAAGCGCGGCGAGGCGTGATTCTTCTTCTTCGGTAAGCGTCTCTTTCGTTTGCAGCTTGTTGAGCTCCTCAAGCGCTTTCAGTCCTGCCGCTTTTTTGTCTGCGAGCGCCTTGCGCAGTTTCTTGATGTCCATTTGCATGGTCCTTTCGTTTCAACGGGGTAAAATAATCGCGAGGCGCCGCAGCGACCCCGATGAGCGCTGCGTGCGGCGATTCCTGTACTGACGGTGCTTTGTTAGCGGAACGCGAGGCTTGAACGCCGGCGACGCGCTCGTGATGACCGACCTTTCACAAGGCCGCCGACAACCTGTTCGATTGTTTGAACACGGTCCGCCAACCCGGCAGCAACCGCATCCTTTGCCAGCATAACGCGGCCCTGACCAAAATTCGCGTCAACGTCCGCACCCTTCACGCCCCGACCCTTCGCAACGTCCGCAACGAACATCTTGTGAATTTTCTGCACCATTGCCTGGATGTTCTCGCCGGCCTCCGGCGTGAGCTTTTCGAGCGGATTGCCCTCAGCCTTGAACGGCGCCGAACGGAACACATTCAGTTCAATGCCCTCGTTCTCCAACGCCTGGGCGAATGACATATGCTGCGCGATCACGCCGATCGATCCAACCTCTGATGACGGGCAAGCAACGATCTCATCGCACTGCGAGGCTAACCAATATGCCGCACTGGCTAGCAACGTATTGGCAACGGCGATCATCGGTTTCTTGCCGCGGGCCGAGCGGATATCTGCAGCAAGTTCGGGAATACCGTCGACAGTGCCGCCGGGCGAGTCGAAATCGAGGACAATGGCGCCGACGCTATCGTCGGTAAGCGCTTCGGTGAGGCGACGGCGCAACACTGTGGTGCGACCGCCGAAAGTCCCAAAGAACGTCTCGATTCCGTGTAGCGTTAGAATTCCTCGCACGGGAATTACTGCAACTCCCGCACGGGTCGTTGCGGTGCCGGCGGCGGCCGCTTTCCTAACCGATTCTTCTGTAAGAAATGGGAGGATCCGACTTTCATCGAACGACGCCAGACGGTTCGCTAACAACTGTTCAAATAATTCCCGGTTCATGCCGCCTTTTTCTCCTCGCTCTCGCGCAACACCTCGAGCACTTCGGCGCGCGCATCGGTTTTCGGTTCAGTTGTCGCGGCGTCCTTCGGTGGCGCACCGCTTGGATCGTCCGTCATGTTCATCGGTGTTAAGAGAACGTCTCCGCCATCGACCGGGTCCAGGTTCTCGCGGCGGCGAATTTCGTTCACCGTCATCCATCCCCACTGGCGCGCCTTGGCGTAGGCCTCATACCGTGACTTAAGGTCACCGCGTAGAAGACCGCCAACATCAAACTCAGCGAACAAGAACGGATCGTCGAACAAAAGATCACGGCCGATCGCCTGTTCCCAAACAATCAACCACGGCAACAACGTATGCTGAACAAACTCGATAGACTGCGCTTCGATATTTGAATTTGTTGCGCGCTCTAAGTTTCCAATGATGTGTGGCGGCATGCGCCATAAACGGCCGACCGCATTGGAGGCATCATTTTTCGTTTCACGAAACTGCGCCTCATCGTTGTTGACGGTATGCACAGTGTACTTGCCGCCATGCTCGATGACGCGATCAGAGTGAGCGTTCGGCCCCGTTCGACCTCGCTTCCATGCGGAAAGGAACTTGTTTCTCTGTTCGGTGTCCTTGAACTCGCCGGGGAACTCAATCGTCCCGCCCGATTTGCCAGAGTTTGCGAAGAAAGTCCGACCGTAACGATGAACGGCCAACGCGAGCCCCAGCGTCGCTCGCCCCGTTTTGTACACCGGCTTTCCGCAAATGCAGTCATCGTCGAACGGGGCCGCGCGCAAGTGCAACACTTCATCATTGCGCAGAACTCGGGTCATCCCCCTTTTGTCGGTGAAGCGGTAAAGAACGGATCCATCGATGTCGCTCTGCACATCAATGACCCGTCGCCAAGCGATCGGTTTTAGCTGTTCGATCTCACCGCGTTCATCGAGAATGATTTCGGCAAGCGCGTTTTTGTTCCACCCGAGATCCTGTTGCATGAAACTTCGGAACTCGCACGCGCTATTAATTCGGTTTGCCTGACCCGTAAGCACTCGCGAAACCGCGTGGTTGTCATTGCGTTTCCGACCGCCGTCTGCGTCGCGCTCAAAGATATGCAATGGCAACGTCCCGACCGGATCTGAAAGCGCCGCAAGGCTGTCCTGAACGGCAGAGAGCTGCATTGCTTCGTCGGGCGTGAACTGTTCGTTCGCCGCGACGATGATTTGATCGTACCAAAAGTTATCGAGCGGATCCCGCCGGTTGCCCTCTGAGGCGAAAAGTCGGCCAAAAATTTCACCAATCATGCGTGCAGCTCGTAATCTTCTGGGAAGGTCATAACTTTCGGACTTTCATGGTTTGCCGTCGCGTTACCGACCGCCTGGGCGGCTGCGATCGCCAAGTCGATGCGCGCTTGCGCCGTCGACTTTTCAAACTTCCGCAACCCGATTGGCGACCACTTAAAGACGACCGCCATCATCGCAGCGCGAAACGCAGGGTTTACGTGAAAGCGTATCCGCCGTTCCATAACGAGCTGCTCAAAGATCGTTATCGAGTCCGGCATGAACAGCGGCGACCCTTTCCGATGATTCCATCCTTGCGGATGTTCGATCAAAGGAAGGTCAGCCCCGGCCTCGTCGAGCTCATCGACGAAGAACTGCGCGAGGTACGTATCGAATGCGAGCGACTCCATATTGCCGCTTCGCGCATCGCCGATGATGTCATTGGCGACAGTTTGATAGTTTACCTTTACGCCAGGCGTCGGTGTTATGAATCCCTCATCGACCCATTGCGTGTATGGCGCTTGATCCTCGATTGCTCGTTTCTGGAGTGTGTCGCCGGGCATGTAGCCGTGAACCCAAAGGGCGTAACACTGCTTTCCGTCTGCAGTCTTACCATCTTCGAACAACCGCGCCCGCCCGGTCATGTCCCGCGTCATTGAAAGGTCCAGGCCTTCCCAATATTTGCGCCCTTCAAACTCAGCGAGATCAAAGTCAGGATCCTCGCATGCCTCAATCTCGCTGCGTTCAATCCATACGGTGTGCGCTTCGGTCCATTCACAGAAGTGAAGGCGCGCAATGTTGTTGCGCATGCCGGCGATCGCTTTCGCCTGAGCGACGGCGGCCTCGAGATCCGAGCGTTGGATCGTGACCCCAAGTAGTGGATTTGCTTTGCCCCAGCATTCGGGGTCGTTCATCCAGTCGTCGCCATGGTCCAACGAACAAACAAATGCGAAGGTTCGATCATCGATTATATCGCCGGCGGCGACGCGAATTGCATGCGTGTGCTGTTCGAAGCAATAAGACAACCGGTCGTGCCCGGCGTTCGTCGCCATTGCCATAAGCGAGTTGATCGGACTTTTGGCAACGCCGCGCTCGAGCATCTCAACCGTCGTTCCGTTTTTATGCTCATGCACCTCGTCATTCAGCGCCATGAAGGGGCGGATACCTGACTGCTTGTTGTCAGACGAAAGCGGCTTGAAAAATCGCTCGTCGCCGCGCTTACCGATGTACTTAAGCTCTTTGACCGGATTGCGCCCGATGCACGAAACGCGCTCTGTGAGATTAGGGGACTGGTCGCGCATCGCGACTGCGTCTTTGAACAAGACCATCGCCTGGTCTTTCTTGCCGGCCGCTGCGTAGATCTCCGCGCGCGCCCGATTCTCAAAACAAAGACCGACAAAGCCGAGACCGGCCAAGAAAGGCGATTTCCCGTTGCCTTTCCCCTCCTCGTCATAGAACCGCCGGAAGCGACGCTCTATGCCGTCGTCGCCTTCGACCTGCCACCCAAAAAGAGCGCCGGCGCGAAACTGTTGCGACGGATGTAGATGGAACGGTTTGCCCTCGAATTTTCCGCCATTAAGGCAGAGGTGTCGCGGAAACAAATCAATGATGCGGCGAGCCTCGTTGATGTTCCAAATGAGGCCGCGATCGCCGCCGCTTTCCAAGTCGCGAAGGTGGCGCCGACATGCGTTGCGCACGTGCGGGCCGGCAATAATTTTCTCATCAACGACCTGTTCGGCCCAGAAAGTGACGGGGTCGATCTCAGCTAAAGTCTTCGTCTTCGCTGTCCTCGTCTTCATCGTCGAACAATCCAGGCGGTGCATCGTTGAGAATGTTTTTTGCGGAGTTAGGGGTCATCCCGAACTCGAGCATTGCGCGCCAAACATGGCCCCAGGCGATGTTTTGCTGACCGACTTCCGGACGATTTTTGAGCTGAAATCCATTTCGCGTTTCGGATTCGTATGTCTCGCCCTTGCGCATCAGGTAGCGCGAATGGCGATGGAACCGCTCGACCTCGTAGCAGAGCATCGCAAAGGCGTGCGCTGACATGGTGTCGACGACCCTGTTTTTGGTCGGGTGACACGCCGCTGGCGCCATGATGTCCCAAATCTTCGCAACTGCGTGCGGAAGCCCTTTCGGCTTTAGCGCCGCAGCGCGCTCTTGCGCCATCCGGTCATGGCGCGCGGCAATGCGCTCGTTGCGTTCATTGTCGGCGACTTTGTCGTTCTTATCCCGATATGGGATGACATCCGCCTGTTTCGATTTTCGACCTGCGTTCGACATCGGACGCTCGCTCTCATCGATTTTTGCGGTCAAACATGGCGGCGGCTTCGGGCGCGACACGGCCCGTGCGACTCAGCAGCCGCAATCGCTTTCTTTCGAGGTAGTGCTTTCGGACGGTTAAACCGGTCTCAATCAGACGAAGCACTACCCAAACCGCGAACAACCAGGCCACCCATTCGGGCGTCTCAAAATGAAACGTCATTGTTGGTTGACCTGATTTTGGCTTTTTGGATTCGATTTCGAAGTTTGTGTAAAAAACCTGGGGGGTGCCGATAGCGAAAACGGGCGCTGTGAGGATCCGCCCCCCCCTACCCCTTTGCGCTGTTCCCAGGGTGGGACACGTCGACCGGCCAACCGTCTGCACCGGTCTCTGTTGAGTAGCCGCGATGCTCCTCGACCTGCTTCGCTTTGTCGTGATGATCAGGGCAAAGCGTTTGCAGCTCGCCGTTCCAAAACTTGTAAGCGTCGCCGAGGTGCGGCTCGATATGATCAGCGACGAGGAAGTGACGACGGCGGTTCGGCTGTGCTTGCCCTTGCATCGTCAGCGTCCCGTCATTGACAATTCCAATCGCAAGACATCGACGGCAAAGCGGTTCGGTTTTCAAATGCGCTGCGCGCCGTCGTTTCCAGGCCTGCGATCCGTAAAGCGATTGGTATTCAGCGCCGCCGTCGCCGATCGATACGTCGTCATCGCAGGGCGTAAACTCTTTATACCAACGACGCAGGGCTGCAATCTGTCGCCGGCGGACATCGACCCTGTCGTCGTCAGCAACAATCCGGTTGCGACATACTCGTTCGCCTGGATTGCAAACAACGATCTGTCGCGCGCCGAGCATTCGCTTCCAGTGCGCCCGCTCATCGCCGTCCGGGGCCGTCACGATAAAGGCAGTGACGCGGACCTCGTGTTGCAACGCTCTTAGCATATCGTTGCGCTCGGTAAGCGCTGCATGCAGAAACGAGATCGATGGGCCGCGGCGCTCAAACCCGGTCAAACGTTGCAGAATGACGTCGAGATCGATGACGTGCTCTGCATTTGCGTTGGCCCAGGTTGTCTTGCCCGCCGCCGGCGGGCCCGCAACAACCGTAAGATCACACGCCGCAGGCGGCAGATCTTTTGGACACAACAGCGTCGATGCGCGCCAGTTCTGTGACCGCCGACCGTCTACTGTCACAAATCCAGCTCGGGTTGCTCGGCTTTGGATGATGCACAGTTCAGCTCAAGCCACGTCACCGCATCGCCCGTAAACCCCTGCTTGACGGCCTGAACAAGATCGATCATGTCGCCGCGGCTGTGACAGGCCCCGCAATGGTAACCGTTTCCGTCGTGACACGCCTGCAGTTCCGCTTTTGCCTGGCAATGAGGACAATCCGGCGCGGCTGCACCATCCCGCCAAAGGTTCAGCGCCTTCGCCACAACGTCAAAACGCACAACGGACTTCACCGTGTTGATGCGCTCTTGCAGCGATGGTTTCTTGAATAGATCGCCGGGCAACGGACAGATCCTTTCAATGAAACGCCGCGCCAACCCGATGTGAGTTAGCGCGGCGTCTGGCGGGCCCCTGCAAGCAAGGGAAGCCGTTTAATTAGATTTTTAGAGTCCGTGAGCGACGGTTAGAATTTTGGACATTTTTCTCTCGTCGCGGGGATTTGCGCCTCAGCGCCGCCCCTGGGGAAGCCCGTGGCGTCATTACACCACAACGTAGCTTCGATCCGTCACGAACGCCTATACAGGCAATTGAGAGACATGGTCAAGGCTCAACCATTGAAAGCCCGCCTCGCGACCGAACAACGTCAACGCAACTTCTACCTCGCGCTCGTTAAGATCACGAACGCGGACGTAATGGCCAGTGAACGGACCGACATCGATGCGCACAGGTTTTGCTGGATCTATCGCACGAGACGCCACGATCGGCTTTTCGTTCGAACGGCCCGCGCCTGTTGTTTCGTTACGGCTGTCGTTGATTTCCTCAATCTTTTTCGTGTCGATCAGGTAAGGCCTGCCGCCAACTCCAAGCACGCCGCGAACATAGCTCGTGCGATAAAGCGCCCGGATAACGGCGGCCTCATCGTCGAGCGCCACGAAAATATACCGCGGCAAAAACGCTTTGAACGTATGGACAATCTTGAATTTGCTGCGACTGCGCCCGCGCCTCATAAATTTCTTGATCGTCGGCGCATATACCCGCACTGACAGCCTTTCTAGAATAATGGCCGCGTCGACCTCCTTACCCGTAGGTGTCATCAACGCTAGCCATTTAGCGGATGTGTCCGTACACGGCACTTCATTCAAACGATCCGTTTCCCAGTCCCTCGCAACACTATGCCGTTTCACGCGCGCCCCTCTTCTTTTTGTGTTTGCGATGATGCGTCCGGCCACTCTTTGCCAGTCGCGCGCATGTAAATATCGCTCATTCGCCTGATCTCAGCGGGATCGTTTTTGATCAGCATCCCGACAATGTTTTGAACCGGGCCAATCACCTCGTTTCCACGTGACGCGGATTTTGGCAGCTCGCACGCCCACGCGATCCAGCTTGCCGCCTTGTTAACGCCAGCATCGGAACAACCGCGGACATAAGGCGCAAGCTCTGTTGGTCCCAGCGTCCCCTTAAGGCCGCGGTCAAGAAAGAACTGCGGCAGGGCGCGCGCCGAAACCGCCGTGTTGCCGTCAATCCAAGCGACAATCAAACGGGCTTCGTCAAACGCAAGATCCGACTTGTTTGGGAGCGTTCTTTCAGGCGGCGGCTTTGGCCGTTCCGCATTCTTCGCCGCCCAAGCAAACGCCTCGTCGATATGCGAGAACCGCAGCGGCACTCGAACGGTTTTCCGTACACGGTCGAACGCCGCCTTAATGACGTAGGGCTCTTGTGCGCCGTATTCCCGAAACGCGATTTTTGCAAACGTCGTCGTGTCGACCCCTTGCGCTGCAGGGCAAACGCTTAACGTTGCATCCATCTCGTGTGCGATCTCTCGCTCACTCTCGCTCGGCGGCGAATTCTTCGAAGCCTTTCGCGATCCCTTCGGATCGTTCGTGTCGTGACTTTTGGTCTCGGCGTTTTCGGTCATAGCTTCCCTCAATCAACCGTTGAAATTTTTTTGGATCGATCAGCCCGTCGAGATCGATCCGCCAATCAAGATCGGTGTCGCCGCGACAGAGCGGTGAATTTCGGATTTTTTCCAAAGCCAGGCGCCACCCCTCGGGCCCGTGCTCGTTGATGCGCCAGCGAATGGCGCTTTTGCGTGCAGCGTTGAGAGCCTTCGGAACCGGAAGTTTCAATTCGGTCGCCAGCTCGACGAACTGGTCGAACGCCCATTGGACGATGTCCTCACCGACCAAAACCAATTCTTTCCCGTCGCCCTCGCGCGCGCGCGCCCGCGCTGCGTTTGATGGGCCGTTTGATGGGCCGTTTGATGGGTGATTCCTTATTGGCGCAACGCTTTGCAGTTGCGCAGGCGCAACCGTATGAAGTTGCGGGGGCGCAATGCTATCGAGTTGCGGGGGCGCAACCCCAGCAGATTGCGGGGAGGCGCAACTGTCAGTTGCGGGGGTGGTTGCGGGGGTTTTATCGCCGTTTGCATCACCCTGAACGACGGTGTCGACGGTTATGGTTGCGGGGTCGAACTCATTTTGATTTTTTGTCCCAAACAGCCAATCGTCGTAGAGCGCGCCTCCACTATCCCCTGACATTGAAATTTCGTCGCCGGGTTTTTCACCCCCGCAACTGTTGTCTTCGGGCGGCTTTTCGAGGTCGAAGCGCACCCGATATCGGTTGGCTATCTGCGCGCCCTTCTTGCTCGCCTGGGCGTACCGCTCAACATAACCGAACTGCACAAGGCGTCCGATTCGCTTTGAAACAGCCTGGCGCGACTTGACGCCCATTCTCTCGCACAGGTCGCGCTGATAGGGATGGCACCAGCCGTGCTTATCCGCATAGAAACCAAGAACGAGAAGCGTCTTGTAGTCGATGTCCGCCAGTCGCGGGTCGTCAAGAGCCGCCGCCGGCACAACACAATAACGCGGTCCAGTACGCATCACGCAACCACTTTCCTAAAGTCCCAAACGCTGTTCCAAAAATTCAAGCGCGATCGAGGCGGCCCCGTTTGCGCGAAACCATCACAAGCCCGATCATATCGACATCACAGCCGCATATTTCCGCAGCGCCCGCCCATTTCGTCGGTATCCGGATTAAATGTTGCTTTGTCGCATTTCGGGCAAATGTCGGCGGGATCGCGATCGATGCGCCGCAAGCCTAGCCACCCAATTACATTACGGTATCGCGCGTGCTTTTTTACTCTCGCCTCGCGGCGCTCAAGCTCGCCTGGTTGCGAATACGGCATTCATTCCCCCGACTCCGCATCTACAACATCGTCGCCGACGTCATCATTGAGGAGCGGCTGGACCAAACGCTCAATATCTTCGCGCTCCAACCCGTAGGCCTGGCGGATACACTGTTCGATATCTTTCGCGCGGCGGTCATTTGCCGCCTCAGCGTTGTGCAGCGCCTGCGCCAGAACCTGACTGTCCGCGATACCGAGATCATCCGCATAGAGAATGCGGCCGCCCTCGCCCGCGAACCCCAGCGGGCCGGCAAAACCCGATATTGTCTTAATCAATTTGCCGCGCTCAATTTGGCGCGCGAGGGCTCGAAGCATGTTCGTCGCTTCCTCGATTTCCCAATTGCGAAAACGTCTCTCTGTCATGAGCCCGCCTCGCCATCGCTTGTCGGATCTCCGCTGCCTGGATCCGTTTCGTTAGTCGACGTTTCGTCCTCGCCGTCATCGTCCGGCCCGTCGAAATACTTCGCAGCGTCAGTGATAACGAGCGTGACCTCGCGCCCGGCGGCGTCGGCGAGCACATGACGATCGCGCTGGCCCGGCGCGCCGTGCAGCGATATTGCGATCGCGTCGGTTTTGACGTTTACGCTTTTGACAACAGCGGCGACGCTTGGCGCACCCTCGTCATGGACGATGCGTATCGCCTCGAATACCACCTTTTGCGCCAGATTCTTGATGCGGATCCTGGTCCGGCTTTGCTCAATATTGGGCAGATCGCCGAAGGGAATTTTGTCAAACTCCTCGATCTCCGCGAGGAGAAGGTCGGCAATCTGCTGGTAAAGCCCCTCGGCACGCTCAAGGCCCTTGCTGTCGACGGCAGCGTCGTCATCTTTCTTGGATGTCAT